ATAGTTCCTCCGCCAACGTTATTACCAAGAATTTGGGCAAGCTTGGATGTTGCCGCTTTTGTTGGAGCAATCTTGTGTTCTAAGCTTCCTAATTTAAAAATTCTAATATTACTAATAGCGCCATCAAGAGCGGCCATATCAGCTAATTTAAGTTTTTCCACAACTGTTATATCGTCCATGATTGCATAAATCATAGGATATGCCCACGCTTGCCAATCGTCTTTTTTGTAGTGGAACACTAATGTCTTATCATGATCAAGAGGATATGGTTTTTTATTTTTAGCAGCTTCAATTATTTGCGATGGCAAACTATTAACAACTTTTTTCTCATTTTCTGTTTTAGGATTATTGATAATTCTACGTAATGTTGCTGGTAGAATTAATTCATATGTTTTATCATTTTCATTTAAAAAAGACGAAAGTGCTCCTGCTGATACCTCTACGCAAATAGGATCTATAAAAGTATACTTCCATGGGATTTCTCTTTTTTCTACAGTAACCTCTGGCAGATCATTCAGCTGCATATCTGCTGTTCCAAGGGCTTTATATAGTTTATCAGCAACTTTTATGCTTATCTTTGCTGTTCGTCTATCTATAACTATATTGCCACTCTTGTAAAGATTATTAAGAAATCTTTCACTACGATCCTTGCCATTTATTTTTTTAAACCATCTTCTATAAAATCTTTCTATTCTTTTGTTTCTATGAACTAATCGTATTCCTTGACTAGCAAAATCACCCATAAGATCTATTACATTTTTTACTAAGCCTACTCTTTGGTAAACTCTTTCTGCTCTTTGCAAGATCATTTTGATCTCGTTAGGAGGAGCTTCTTGTGGTCTAAATGTATAGTAATCGTCTTTTGTTAATCCTGGGCGACTTCCAGTAAGACCATCTAAACTAGAAAAATCAAGACTATATCTTCTTCCTCCTGCGGCAGTTGCTCTTTCTACCAGAGTAAATTCATCTAGTGATGCTCCGGCAGTTTTTAAGGCTTCTTGTTTGCTAGATAAATCGTCCCCCCATGTTACATAAGCTTCTGGTGGTGCAGTGTTGGCTGTTCCTAGTACTTCCTCTTTTGTTCTTTTTTTATTGGCCATAATTTTTAATTCTAATGTAATGGGATTGTAAAGAGATTACTAGATTAGTAATACACTTTATCTATAAATTCCTGTATATACGTCATCATTTGCTCCGTTAACGAACCATTCTGGTCCACGATACATGTTTCCGTTATTCTTTGTGGAGTCTTTTGCATTTGCTCCTATTATGTCATAATCAACCGGTTTTAAAGCTTTATTAAGTTGTCTTGCTAACATATTTGCTATTATTAAAGAACTATATCGGTCTTTTCTTAATCTTCCCTTTTTACCATGGCCAAGTTTGGTCTCTGGGGTATCCCATCTATCTCTTGCGTTTGGTCCTTGACTAGTTTGTGACATAACTATTGTTGTAAGCTCATTTTTTAATTCTTCTATTTCCAATATGCATTCGCTAACACTGTCATACAGAGGATTAAGATCAGCTTCTAATATGCTTTTGCCTTCGCTTTCAATAGCTAATCCTAAAGTTAAATTATCAAATGCTGGAAATAACAAGGCTTTATCCTCTAAATCTTTTCTTAATCCGTGATTAGCTTGGCTTGTCCATTCGGCTTTTGCAAATTGAATCAATTCTAAAATATGCAATCCCTGCTGATCATCCGTGTCTTTGCTTTTATCCTCTATTGTTGGCCAAATTAAAACTTCTCCCTCTTCGAGCTTGTTTGGGTCGTGTAATGATTCTTCAATGGCAACACCACCTCCTTGGGCATCCATTCCTATTTTAATTGGCTTAAAGGTTTTCATTAGATTTCTAATTTTACGAGCACAGAAACCATAGAAATCATGTTCTGTTATTAATCCGGTTTTTTGACGCTCTTTAAAATTAGCTCTATTAGTAGTCCAGCAATACACAATTTTGGAATGCGTAGGATTGACCTCTAGTATAACTATACTAAAATTATCTTGTTCACTCGCAGGGTCGATTCCATATACATATTGTTTATTGGCATCTCCTCTTGTGATAGCGTCAAACATTACTGGTTTTCCATCTATTAGAATCTGAGTATTTGACACCACACAGCTTTCAATTAAACTTCGTCTAAAAAATCCCTCACTATCTTTCACAAAGCAAGCTGCATATTCCATATTGTATATGCCAGTATGTATTGTTGCTTTAGCACGACTAACTTGTTTATCATCCATGAATCCTTTTGGAATAAGCTCATAAGGAATACGAATGATACTATAGTCTTTCCAATTAAAGCTATCAGGAACTTCTCCTTTAAATATATCTTCAAGTTTTCTTTTTTCTCCTTTGCTTTCTATTATTGCTTTGTATCTTTTCCAATAACTAGCAAAGTGTTTAAAATCATAATCTGCTGTTCCACTAATTATTGCTTGATTACCCATTTTAGTATTTAATACTTCAAGTTCTTCATTCCATATTCCTGCCTCTATCATTGCTTTCTTTTTAGCTTCTTCTTTAACATTTTGAATAGGACTGGCGGACACAGCAGCGAATCCAGATACTACTGTTTCATAAATGTCTGGTGATATGGACGCAAATTCGTCAGCGATAATAATGTGTGCGCGTAAACCTCTGATCTTGCTTCCGTCGCCCATAGGAATAGCGATTGTCCAACTATCTCCTAATCTTATAGTGCATCTATCAACGTCTCGTCGTGGTCCATCGTCATTACCATTAAAGATACTTCTTAATATAGGACTACTTCTCCAAATAGTTTCCATATATTCAAAGATGATTTTGCTTTGACGAAAAGCAGCGCCAACTACAACTATTTTTGTTCCTGGACAAAAAGTACATTTTATAACACAATATAAAGCTAATAGGAATGACTTACCCCAACCACGACTAGCAATATACATTGGGAATGGCCGTATCCAAAATTCTTGTAATATTAAAATTTGCATAGGATGTAATTCAATGTTAAACAAAAGTTTCACCATGCTTCCAATATACTTTGGATCTTTTAAAACTTTCATTAAATGCAAATCAGGGAGTTCAATATCTCTCTCTGATCTATTGATCATCACATTCTTAGTTAACTTTATTTGATTTATATCGCCCAGATCTAGCCAAGCATCATCAAATGATATTCTATTTTTAGATTCACTCATCTGACTTTTTTACCATTTCTACATAATGTATTTTCTTTAGAATAAACTCGGCTATTTTTTCTGCACTACTGGCATTGCCACAAAATACAACTTTAATATTATGATTTAGCTGTAGTTCTAAAATGTGCTTAATAAGAAATGCTGGAGTAATTTTAACTTTATCCCACATTCTTTTGGGTACAGTGCTTCTTTCTGGGTATACTAATAAATCTTCAAGATCAAATTCTAATAATAAAAATGAATATTTAAATTGGCTCAAGCGCATCACAACATCTTTGAATCGACTCTCAACAATGTTTGTTGCAAATTCGCTGGAACTTTTCTTTCTTTCGATGGTTAGTATATGCTCTAAGCCCTCAATACTATAGTCTCCAGTATCTAGCTTCTTATGTGCCTTAGTATAATCATTAAAGATCCACGGCTGTTGCTCTCGTGTATCTATTATTATAGTAAAGTTATTATAAGTGTTATTATTTGTCATTTTTTGGCTTCTGCTTTATTATGTTGTAAAAAACGGCCTCATAATAAGTTTCTACACCAGTAATCATTTTATGGTGATCTTTGCATAAGGTTATTCCATTATCAACTTCGAATCGTAGTCCCGGACAATCGGCCCAGCGACGAATATGATGGGCATTTAGTTTTTTCTTGCTGGAACATCCTGGCCACTGACAAGTATGATTGTCTCTTGCGTAAATTTTATTTCTCCATTTCTTATATTCTGGATCATTAAAATTCCTAAGCATGAGAGCATAGTTCAATATCAGAACTAACCATATCGTGAACTAGTTGTTGAAATGTAATTTTAGGAATCCAATTTAAAAGCTTTCTAGCTTTGTTACAATCTCCCTTCAAATATTCAACTTCGGCTGGCCTATAAAGAGAAGGATCAATTACTACATAATCTTTATAATCCTTATTAACAAAAGAAAATGATTCTTTTAAGAAGTTTTCAACAGTTTGGCATTGTCCTGTGCTAATAACAAAATCATCTGCTTTATCACGAATTAGCATTAATCTCATAGCTTCAACATAATCTTTTGCATGTCCCCAATCTCTTACAGCATTAATGTTTCCAAGTTTGAGTTTTTCATCTTTTTCTAGTTTATTATTAACTAGTCTTCCAATATATTTGGTTATTTTTCGCGTAACAAAGTTTTCGCCACGACGAGGACTTTCATGATTAAATAGTATTCCGCTACAAGCATATAACCCATAAGCCTCTCGATATATTTGAACCATTCGATGACTAGCAAGTTTCGCTACAGCATATGGACTTTGTGGCAACAGAGGCGTTTCTTCGTTTTGATATTTATTACCATCAGAGTCAATTGAATAATTTCGCCCAAACATTTCGCTGGTACTGGCTTGATAAAATCGTGTTGTGCTGCTAAATTTTCTAATGTTTTCTAGTATATTAATTACTCCTACAGCATCAATTTCAAATGTGGTGGTTGGTTGTTTAAAACTAGTAGCCACATGACTCTGAGCCGCCAGATTATAAAATTCCTTGGGACGATGCTTAGTTATCATGTCTGTACAGTCACTAGGATCAGTAAGATCAAATTCTTCTAATACTAATCGAGGATGATTAACTATATTCTTGAGGCGATCAAAATTCACCGAACTGGTTCGTCGATATAATCCAACAATTCCGTATCCTTTTTGTAAAAGATTTTCCGCCAAATAACTTCCGTCTTGTCCCGTTATGCCAGTAATAATTGCTGTTTTACTCATTGTTATTAACGCTCTCTGAGTTTAAGAATGGTTTGTCCACTGTGCCGTCCTGATAATTATGATAATCATAAAGTTTCTGCTTAACCTTGCTGGTAGCCATGCTGAGAATCTCCATTTCTCGTCCTTCTTTTTCTCTTATCTCTTCATCCTCTAGCATTCGTATGAGTCCTGTCCAACTACTTTTTCCGTCTTCAATTCTTTTGATTCGTTGCTCTCTGGTAGCTTTAAGATCTTTGCTTATTTTTTGCTGTTCGTTGAGCAATTTGGTATATTCATTGGTATAATTGGCGATACTGTTTCTTGCGAAACTGAGCTGAGTTTCCAGATTGGCCAATTTCGGTATGTCTCTTTCAACTTCTGGTTTAGCATAAATTTCATCCACCATTCGCTGCAGTTTTTCCGTTTCACTAATATGGCGTTTTCGTTCTTTCATGCTTCGATTAATCAGAATATCAATAGTTATAAACTGTTTGATCTGAAGTTCCTCAGCAGGAAGAACATCTTCTCTAAACTGCTTGACCAGATTGATCCATGTGCTCTCAAAGTATTCTAATTCGCCGCTATCACTATCAAATTGTCGTGTAATTTCCGGCCAAAACGTTTTAGTATGAAGTTTCTGGCTGAGTATCTGATTATCATTACTGCTATTAATAACCGACAATTGATTTTCATTAATATATCGTTGTACTGGACCAACTGTTCTATTAAGATAATCAGCAATTTGTTGCAGAGAGGACGAGGTATAATTATCTCTTATATATTTTTCTTCATCAAGACTTAATTGTCCTCGTTTTCTGGGAGCATTGTTTTCCAATTGTTGTCCTCCATTAGTTTAATTATGTGATTTTGAAGTTTTTTAAGGTCGCTCTTGTTTATTTTGAGGCCGTGTTTGAGTTTTAAATAAATTTCTCTATATTCGCTTTGAATATTAGAATCTAAAAATCGTATTAGTTCCTTATTTTCTAATAGGGGCTCAATGGTTGTTGACGGGGAAAATGATGTATTACTCTCAATGTATCCGGGCTGAATAATATTCTTTTTGGCCTCGTTCCTTTTTGCCCATGCTGCGTATAATTCACAGTCATTTTTATTGGAAAATTTTTCACATTGATTAATGCTAACTTTGCAACCTTTGTCAAAGAAAGGACAAGAGTGACAGGGTTTGTCGGGCCTTTGATAGTTATTTCTTTTATAATTAAAGAGACGATTACGAACATGGGTCCAAAGGAAGTTTTCTAACGGTCTTTTTTTGTCATAATTTTTAAGACCTTCCAATGCAAAAATAGCAGCTTGTTGCTTCATATCGTCTACACTATGATAGGCGAATCTGAATTTATGAGCTAATCTTTTGCTAATATTTTCTAATACTAATAGAAATTCTTCTGTGCTAACGCCATTTGGTAATTCAGTCGGATTTGTTGTTGTCTTTTTTTTGGTCATGTAATAGTTCTGCTATGCTCTTTCCGTTGTCTAATAATAAATCATTAATAATATCGTCATTAATAGATCCAGAGGCTCTAACGAATAATACGCTATCAGCAACAGTGTCTGGTTCAAAATTGTGATCTATCATATTTTTTTCCTTGCTCTAAACTGATCAAACCTTATTATAGTATGTTTTGGAGCGAGATTGTCAACAAATTAAAAGATAGGAGCGATTTATGGCCAACTATAAAAAGTGGACAAATGCGGAACTAGACTATATTAACAATAATCATACTCTGTTATGTGATGAAGGACTAGCGGCCTCATTGAGTAAGATGACGGGCGAAACTATTAGTACAGCAATGGTACGACGCCAACGAAGAAAGTTAGCATTGAAGAAGAGCAGGGGCCGTCCAAAGAAGATTAAGGAAATTAATAGTTCAAAGGATACTGAAGCTACTGCTATTGGTTGAAATTTAGCAGATAAAAATAAGGGGCGGCGCAGCGGTCACGATTAATAACTTTTAGTCGTGGCCGTTGTTGTTTTATGGGGGGTTGGCCGTTATAATGAAGTGACATGAAGTCAAAAATACCTTTAGGAGATTAATCATGAAAATTTTTATGTTGTTAGTTTGTGGTTTATGTTGTTGTGTTGGAAATGAGAGTAGTGGTTGTGAATGGATTAGAGCACGAAGTGTTTATGCTCAGCCAGTTTATGTTCCTGTTCAGCAGTTTCAACCAGTGGTATCGTGGTCTTATGTTCAACAAAATTCTATTAGTTATGTTCCAACAGTAGTTTATCAGCCAGTAGTAAATACTCAAGTAATATCTGTTCCAACAGTAATTTATCCCGTTTATCCTGTTTATAGTTCTGTTCCTGCTGCTCCTTATTTCTATGGATATAATGTTTATAGATACTAGGGGGAATTCGGCTAATATAAGTGATGCAGGATAAGATTTAATTAATGGGGAAACTGGCCAATTAATAATATGCCCGGCCGATTATTTTTTAGACCAGGTGTCTATGGGATCATTATTGATACTTGTATCAGTATAAAAAATTATTTGTGAAAGATTATTATGGGAAAAATGGCTAATAAACTGGCCAATTACGTATGGTGGTCCTTATTGTTTTTGCACCACCCGCGAGGTATGGCGATTTTCTAAACCCCTTAATATAAAACGAAAAAACCCCCTCTTGCCGTAAAGTGTTGTGGCGTAAGACTTTACGACGAGTTATGGCCGCAAAAGTTGCCCTAAACTCTTATGGGATAAGGACTTACGTTAAATGACCCTAGCAAATGCTATGCCAAAGAATAAAGAATAATATATTCTCTAAAAAAAATAAAAAAAATAAAAGATTTCGCTTGCAACCTAAAGATATGTCTGTATAATGTCGATATAAGAAGTAAGACAGAAGAGAAAAGGAAAAGAAAATGATCGGCAGTTTTTCAGTTGGCGATTGGGTTGAGAGTGATGAAGAGTATGGGCTTGATTGTGAGAACTATCCGGTTTATCGAGTCGAGTCGGTGAACGACGATAATACCCTTACTGTACGCGACGAGGAAGGCAACGTTGGTCGGCTCAACGCCGACTATGTTTCTCATGCTGACATCGATTACATTCCCGGTCTTGACGATGGAGAGGGAATCTAATCTCCCCAGTAAGGGAACGAAAAAGATTATATAGAATACTCTCACAAGGAAAGAAAATGAATAGTTTTGCAAGATTGAATCGGATTGGAATGGACGCAAATGCTACTAAGGATAAGATAAGATACTTGCGAAAAAAGTATAATCTTGGATATGATATGCAACCCAAGGAAAAAACAATGTCCGTTTCTGAAATGATTTGCAAACTAGAATCTCATGGATTGATCGTACAGCGGTTGCCGGATGATAATAATACGCTACACGTTGACGGCTATCATCCTCCCCATTGTAAGGGGCTGCCCGATTGGCTGTATGATTGCCCCAGTTGGGGGGTATCGTCATGTGGGATTTCTAGGGTTTTCATGTTCAAGGTGGGCTAACCCCCCACTAGAGGTATGCACTCGACGTAAATCCTTGCTACATAACACTTTACGGCGAGGCGGGGCGCAGGGGCTTGACGCAAACTCTTACAGCATAACAACTTAAGATAAGCAGAGTTTTGGCATGATATTTGCTGTAAGAAATCTTACGATATTGTAAGGAAAGATTTTTGTTGACTTCTAAAGTATGGATGGTATAATGTCGATATAAGAGAAAAGGAAAGAGAGAATGAAAATGGAAAATCTGGTTCTGATCGTTGTGAAGGGTAAGTATAAGGTTTATCGGGAAAAGAAGTATCCCAACGGATATTCCCGTCAACTGCTTGCTACGTTCAAGAGTTCATATGAGGCCGAAAGGTTTATGAACGCCTCCGCCATTTGAGGGGGTTGACGATACGAAAAAGTTTTGATAGAATAGAATCACAAGAAAGAGAGAAAGATATGATGTTGACCTTTGCTGATTATACGCTGCTCGTTGGATACCTTTCAGTTGCGGCGTTTGCGTCATATGCGTCTAGCGAAGTGACTAAGGCTATTCGGGCATATCTGGACGAGATTTGACCTAAAGCCTTGCCGCATAAGACTTTGCGACGAGGCCCGCCGCCCGCGTTTTTCGTAAACTCTTATCCTGCAACAACTTGCGAACCTTACGATATTTTAAGGAAACTTTTTTGTTGACACTCAAGATAGGTTTGGTATAATGTCGATATGAGAAACATGATGATCTTCAACACGATGAGCGAGTTGGTTAGTTTCCTGAGCAGTGCCGATTCTGCTACGCTGGTGAATGTTGCAGCGTTTGGAATGGATCTTCTGGATCTTGCTCGTAGCAACGGAAATGAAATCGAGATTGGTGAGGATGGCGGATTCATCCGAATCGACGAAATGGGTTACGTTGTAGAAGAGTTTGCGATTGACAACGTTTGCGAATGATGATATACTAGAGACATAGGAAAGAGAGAACCAAGATGATAAAGTTTACGGTTGTGGTTGTGGTAGATGGAAATGATAAGTATATGGGTACGGTGAGAGGTTACGATATGAGCCATGCCTATTCGCTCTTGCCTGCTAAGGTTACTTCTATGGGTAAAGTTGTTCTCGTACCGATTGTGATCGAATCCTAAACATAAGGAAAACACCATGAACGATCTCAAGAGTCTTTTTCTTGCTATGGCTGCTGGTAAGTATGCTGGATTCCGAGATACTAAGGGTAAGGGATATATCGGAATCATCAACGGCATCATGCGTGAGGATGGTAGTGGTCGTAACTGGATCATTACTGTGACCGAGGGAATCAAAACAAGTAAGGTTTTTATCCACGCAACGTAAGCCCAATAACCACAAGACTTTACGTCGAGTGGGGGCATAGAGGGATGATCTAAACTCTTGTCTCATAACGACTTACGAACCTTGCGATCTTTTAAGGAAACTTTTTGCTTGATCTCTAAGAAATACCCTGTATAATGACGATATAAGAGAAAGAGGAAACAAAATGATCTCCAACGAAATCAAAAATGCTTTGCGTCAGATTTGGGGTAGCGAAACGTACAATGTGGTGCTACTGTATACGGCAGACGGTAAACTGTTTGCCGAATGTGAAGCAACGAATGACCGGCGAAGGATCACGGAAAGCAACTACGAAGAAATGCTGAACGATATGTTCTATAACTTCTGTATGGAAAAGGCATCTTGGATGGGCGTCTCATGACCCCCACTAGAGGGGTTGACAAGATAAAAAACTTTCTGTAAAATACGTTCATCACCAAGAGGAAAAAGAAAATGGCTACCAAGTTCAAGATTATCGAAGATGCCAAGCGTCAGGTTCGCATGTGCTTTGTTGGTATGGCCACTCGGCATCAGCCGTCCCTTGCGGATGGTGAATATGGCCCGATCCACAGTGAAAAGGTTCACAAGTTCAATCGCAAGGCTCTGAGCAAGGGCAGCAAGAGCAAGAGCGAAAAGACTGACCCCCGCTACAATGGGGGAGAGGATACCATGATCGTGGCGGTTGGCAAGCCCGGTTCGGCTGAGCGTAAGGCAGCGTTGGCCGACCAGTATGCTGCCATTATGGCATCGGGCGAGGAACTTTCCCCCTTCGGTTGGAGGGGTTGACCTAAAGCCTTGAAGCGTAACACTTTACGCCAAGGCCCGCCGCCCGCGTTTGACGTAAACTCTTATCAATCAACGAGTTGCGAAACTTGCAGCATTGTAAGGAAAAAGATTCATATCTCCACTTGCATTGGCCGATATTATGTGTATAATCGTGGCATGATGATCACAACCAATGAGGACACGAAGATGCTGAATGACTTGGACGAAGCAAACAGCCAACTGAGTTACCTTGCAGAGCAGGGTATTATCGAGCCTATGGTAGAGCCGATTCACGATCCCAGTCTGGAAGTAAACTACTGGGATTGGGCAGAAGTGCTGGGCATTGTTGACAATATGGTTCCAGAGGAGTATGCTGTATGAGTCATCCTGATCCTTGTTTCGATCCCGAAAACTCTTATGAGGAAGATACTATGAGCAGCCACTTTGACGATTATCAATATGATTACCATGACGCTTTCTATGGCGAGGATAGTTCAGCCTATCATGCCGATGCTGATCATGAGATTGAGAGCCAGTTGGATGATGACCACGATGACGATTACGCTGATCACTATGATGACAGCATGGATGGAGATCACGACAGCGCTATGGGGTCAGTAGGCTGGGCCGAAGATGAATACTATAATCCTTCAATGGATGACTATGGTGACTGGTGATTATGTAATATATTATGACAATTATGGCATAAGCATATACATTTGTTTATTTCTGTCATGATAGTATCCCACCCGTGTTTTTTACCAACCAACTGA